TCCACGAAGCGCTCGTCCCGCGCCAGCTCGACACGATAGAGCAGCTGGTACCCACTCGGAGGAGAGGACCAGGGCTGCCACCGCAGGGTAACCGGTAGGGCGCTCACCCGCGCGTTATGTGGCGGAGCAAGCGGGAGCGGGACGGGAATCTCCAGTCCGGGCTCGGTGGTGCGGAACCGGATGGTGGTTACCACGCCGGCGGTGCGACCGCTGGCAGCCGGTAGGGTAGGCAGTATCAGCAGCAGGTAGTCCGTACTGGGCTCTAGCGGCTCCGTCGGCCGGATCTGCACGAGCTTGTAGTTGGGTCTGTCCGCGCTCTGGGGAAGCAGTGTGAACGTCAGCGGGGCACCGGTTACCGCCTCCGCCAGCGTCAGGTGCTTGACGATCTCCGTCTGGTCGAAGACGTCCGAGTGCAAATCCACACTGAACCAGAGCTGGATGGTCGGCCTGAGCGAGACGCCGCGACTCCCATCCGCCGGGTTGGAACGCACCAGAGTGGGCAGGAACCGTGACAGATCCAAGAGGATCTCCTCTCCTTCAGGCGGGCAGACACCGCCCGGCAGAAGCAGTTAGTTGCGGTCGGGTGCCGCCGAACGACGCACCCGCAGCGAACACCCGACCAGACGTGACGGAGCCGCCGGTCTCGCACCGGCGGCGGATGGACACCGCGCCTACGAAGGCGAGATGGTACGTACCGTCATGATCGGCGCGTAGTTGGTATCCAGGCGGATGTTCTTGATGAGCGAGATGGAGCGACCCTGGTTGAGCGCCGCCACGCCGTAGCGCTCGCGTACCTTAATAGCGCGGGTGTCGCGGCGCCACTCCTCGAAGTTATCCATCTCCATCGGGTCGCGCTGGAGCACCACAATCGCCGAGTTGCGGTCGATGATGATGATATCGGTCAGGTGCGCGTTCGGCAGGTTGTTCGGGTTGGCATATTTATTCGCAGCGTTCCCGGTGTGCCCGCTCAGCTTGGTATTCAGGCTGATGTTGGTGAACGGAGTCACCACGTAGTTGATATTCCAAGGCATGTTCATGCTCTGGTCGAACTGGGGCAGCGAGGACCACACCGTCTGACCGATCTGACCGCCTGTCAGGAACTGGGCGCGGAGCACGGGATCCTTTGCCCACACAACCCAGCCCAACGGGTGCATGATGATGTCGGTGGGCACGTACTCATGTGCAACCAGCGCCCCGAGCGCATCCAGCAGATCGTCGAAGGTGACGGTGTAGTTGTAGTTGCCGTCCGCACCCATACCGTGCGTCCAGAAGTTCGGATCGTTCACGTTGTTATCGTAGACGACATGACCGAAGTCCAGCGCCGTGTTGAAGATCTTCTCTTCCTTGTGGCGCATCATGGCGAAGCCCGCCGCCTCGATATACAGACCCAGCACGTCCCACATCGAATCGCGGATGACCTCTTCGGCGATGTCGATGCGCAGACCGACCTTGTTCACCTTCACTTCGGTGAAGTGCTGGGCGAACGCCGCAGACTGCTCGGGATACTCCTGAGTCTCCGACATGTCGAACGCACGGATGGCGCCCATGACCGGGAACTCCAACGACCGCACGTTATCCACCTGGATAGTCCTCGCCAGGTACTGCTGACCGATCATCATCGGCTCGCGCGGGCGGAGCAACACGTCGCTGATCGCCTTGGGGAACAGGATGGATGCGTCTGCGCTGTGCAACGCCTCCGTGATCGGGATTCTCGGCAGATCCTTCGAGGCCGATGTGGTGGTCAGCAACCGCTTGATCAGCTCCACCTGCTGCTTGTGCTCCTCCAGCATGGAGCTGATCTTCTCGGGGTCGCCCGTGTCCACCCGTAATTTGCGGGCGAGATCCTGTGCCTCGTTGATCACCGAGCGACCAACAACCTGCGAGAAGGTATATTCATTCATCCGTTCTTAGCGGGGCGCCTGCCTGTCCAACCAGGGAACGCCCCCTCACACCTCCGTCGGGAGCGGGCGGCGGATGCCCAACGCACCCAACCGCCCTGGAATAGAACCGATTGGTAACCGAATGGCACCGGCATCAGTAGATGATCACACGCAGCTCACCGGCAACACCGGGCACGTCCAGATGGGCGGGCATACCCACAATTCCGGAACCACCGGAACCGTCGGTCAGACCCATCTGACCGGATGCCCACAGGCGACCGTCGCGGTAGCTCGTCTCGTACGAGTAGCTCACGCGGATGTCCTCACGCGCCTGACCGGGGTTGTTGAAGACGATGTTGCCGGAGAAGCTCAGTACGCCGGTGAACGGATCGATGCTGTGCCACTTGCCCATCGTCCAGTTGGCGTAGGGCACATCCGCCAGCGGCAACTCGTACCAGGTCGAGTTGTCTAGGCTGATGGTGGTACCGCTCTCGGTGGTGATCACACAGTCCTTGACCTCCACCTTGATGGGTCTCCAGAAGGCCACCGGCCGATGCTTCAACCGATAGGTCTGACCCGCCACGATCACAGTCAGGTCCGTGTTGGTCTCGTTGGTGACGTCGGTAACGGGCACGCGCATCGCCATTGGCGGATAGTCCCACTGCGCGAAGTTGTCCGTTACCCACTGTAACCAACCGTGCATCAGGTGGTTGGCATCGATCCTCTGGATGCGCACCACCTCACCGGCGATCTGCTCGGGGCCCTGACCCCACTCGTAGAGCACCACACTGGCGGTAATGGTGTTACCGGGCAGGTCCACCTGCCACGCGCCAGAACCGGAGTTCCAGGAAACGGTCGCCGCGTTGCCCTCCGGCCATACCAACGCACCGGTAGCACTCCATGCCGCCAACACCTTCGGCGCGAACGGCGACAGGTTCGCCTCGCTCAACACAACGATGTTCGCCGCCGTACCGACATGCTGCACATAGCCGCGCCGTCCGACCCACTTCACGATACGACCCCTCTCCATCGGGTTCGGTGTGGTGCTGTTGTACGCGCCGTAGTACGCAGTGATCTTGTCGCCGGGAGTCAGCGCGCCGTACACGTCGTTGATGGTGGTCAGATAGGGCAGCGCGATGAACTCCTGCTTGCTGACCAGCGGACGGATCTGGATGCGCTGAGGCCATTTGCGGAAAATGTTGCTCTCGGTATACCCGACGGGCTTGTTGTTCACGCCATCCGCAATGGTTAGATAGGCCTCATCGCTGTACTGCAGCTGGGAGTTGGTGTGCGAGTCCGGTCGCACCGACAGCAACCGCCCGCGCGGGATCACGATCAGGTCCGAAGTGGGATAACGGGGATCGGATCCCAGTGGCGGCAGCGCGGGGTCGACCGCCCAGGTCTCGGCGGGCGCGTTGATGCCCGAAATCTTCATCTGGGTCGGCCAGCGGCGACCCCTAAATACCTCAACACCGTAGTTTGCCATCGATGTTGCTGCAGGAGTAACCTGTCCGGAAACCCCTGCGTCCTTACCTCCTTGTTATGCCTCCGGCTTGCCCAAGGACCCGTAGATACGCCAGATCTCGACGTCTTCGGTGTCCTCTTCGGGCTTGCTAACGGATGAACTGATCACCTGCGGGAACAGCAGGGACGTGAGTTTGCGGAGAATGTCCTCTTCTCCCCCGCCGCTCCCGGCGGATTCCGACGTCGGCAGGTCGACGGAACCACCGGCAGCAGGCGCATCCTCCGCCTGATCGGTTGAATCCACCGAGGATACACCGGCGGGTACCACCACGTCCGTCGGGACCGCCTGCTGGTCCTGAATGGCCAGGCGCATATCCTCGGCAAAGGCGCTCAGGTACGACTCCGGTCTGGACCAGAACAGCTCCACGAGCTCCTCCGCACTGCGCCGCGCCGCCAGCGGGTGACCGGCGCGGATGGCAAGCTGCACGCACTCCTGCATCAGCATCTGGCGACGCAACGCCGCCATCTCCTCGCGCAGGCCGTCCAGCTCGCGCTGCTTGTCGGACACCTCCGACCGCGCCGACGCCAGCGCCTCCCGCAGCTGCTCCATCTGCTCCTTCAGCGCGTCCAGTTCGCCCATCAGATCACCGTAGCGGGCGCCCACCGCTACCACGGCAGTGGCGACATCCCCCAGCTCCTCCTCCGAGAGAACACCGGCGAACTGCTCCCGCAACAGGCGCAGCAGCTCCATGCGGTAATGCTCCATCGAAGACTCTCCGGTCTCTGTCACCTTCGTCTCACCCTGCTCGGCACGGTCCTCGCCAATAGGTTCCGCAACTACCGCCTCCGTCGCCACCGATCCCGACGACCCCAACTCCGGCGCCGCGCTCTCGGCGGACTCCTCAGAGACGGTCACGGCAGGGATCAGCGTGGCACACAGCGCCTCGTACTCCTCCACGCTGTTCGGCAGGAACACCACGCCGTCCGGGGAGCGACCCACCTCGCCGCTTAGGCTCACGGAACTGCTCAGCAAAGACTGTGCCGAACGACCGACCTCCAGAATCGCTTCCAGATTAGATAGTACCGTGTAGTCCTTCGGAACGGACACACACTCGTAGGTCTCGAGCTCTGTGGGATGGAGTATCAGCAGGATACCGGTCCGATCCGCACCGGATGCCGACTCCGGCGCGTCCTTACCGGAGGGCAACCCGAACCGGCGCGCCCGACGCAACAGACAGGCACGGACACGTGCCTTCTGGGCGGCACTCAACTTGGCACGACCCAGCAGCCGCAAACCCGCTAACACGTGCGCCTTGTCGTGCGCGGGGAAACTGCGGTCCGGTCCGCAAAACGCGGAATCGGGAAGGCGCTTGCGCTGCGCCGCCGTCAGCTTCGCCTCGTGCGCCCACTCCGGCAGCTTGTCATCATCCACAAACCAGAGCTCGTCCCCGCTCAGCAGACGGTCGTCGCCTTCGCCCTCGGCACTATCGGCTCCGCCAGGAGACGGCTCCACCGATTCGGAGACCGCCTCGGCAATCACCGCTGCACCGGGCTCCAGCTGCTCGGTGACCACTCTGTTCAGCAGATCCTCCACTTTAATGGTTTCCACCCCCTCCAAGATGCCAACGCCGGAACGCGGCACCTGGAAATACTCCGCCCTGGCCGGATCGCGCTGCACCGACAGTATGCGCGCCTCGTGATCCGACGGCACGTTTACAAAGCTCAACTCCACCGCCTGGATCCCATGCATGACCGCCAGGGCCTGCTGGTCCTTCTTCGCCCCCTCCGGGCGATACCACTTGCCGGGTACGTGTCCCTGCGGGCAGCCCTCGCCCTCTATCTCGGACCCGCAGATGGAACAGGTGACCCGCTTCGGCACATGACCGATCGATACGGTATATAACAACCCGCGCCGGATCGCCTCGATGGCCTCCTCGTCCGTGATGCGCGCCGTCAGCTCCACATAGGCGGTGTCTCCGTCCCGTACCAGTCTGGAACGGATCACGCGACCGATGGGAATGGCGCGGTGCGGCATCAGCAGCGACGGGGTGGTCATGTGGTGCAACAGCACCGGCACCGCCACCGGTCGCACGAAGGTCACGTATCCGGTGGTCCTCCCGTCACCCTTCAGCTCCTCCAGAGGGTAGTAAGTGTGGTTCCTGGTGGGCTTGTCCGCCGTGATGGCACGGATGGTCACCAGCAGCGAATCTACCTGCTGGTCAATCGGTAACGGAGGCGCCTCCACACCGCCGGCCGACTCACCACGCAGGTGCTGACTTACCCAGTCCAGAGAGAGCCACTCCTGAATCATGTGGATGGAAGAATCAGGCATCCAAACCACCTCGATCGGTTTCATTCGCTTCCATAATACCAAGTACCGCATCCGAGACAAAACCCGGATCGAGCAGACCCTCACCATCAGAACGCGCGATCGGTCTGCCCGCCGCGCCGGGGGCGCGGTCGCCACCGGCAGGAGGACGCACCGCGGCCACGCCGAGCTGCGCCTGTAACCGTATCGGCTCCAAGATACGGGGTAGCGTCACCCGCGCGCTGTAGGTGTCGTTCTGGTCCAGAGGCTCGTCGATGCCCATCATGCGACGTACCTCGGCCGCACCCAACACATTCAACGTGTAGATGTTTGCCAACTGCGTCATCTGACGCAGGAACAACGACCGATCCGGCACGGGGAAGCGTAAGCGTACCTGCGTCCTGCCGGAGAAGCCCGCCTCGCGCAACAACGGCAGAATGACCTGATGCAACAACCCCTGACCAAACTGAATCTGCAGGTCCTGCACCGTGTCCCGTAAATGGCGCTCCAGCTCCACTTGCCGTTCCAGCGGCTCCGGCTGGTCACCCAACATGACGCCACTCATCCCCAGACTGGAGAAGACACGACGCTTGAATAAGTCCACATAGGGCTCTACCCGTAACGCCATGCTCTCCGCACCGATCATCCGCACCTCCTGACCCGGCATGGTCACCAAAAAACCGTCCTCCGCCATGGTGTTGATGGTGGAGACCAACTCGGTCACATCAGCCCGCACGCCCT